ACAGTTACAATTTACAGCCCTACTAAGTCAAAACTTGACCCACCTAATTTATATCCGACAGTCAAGGCTATCATTGATGGCATGACTGATGCGGGTATTTGGACAGACGATAATCACAAAGTTATCAAAAAGTTATCCTTTGTTTATGGTGGATTAAGTGAGGAAAAAGGGCATTATAGATTAGAGTTTGATATAGAGGGAGTGACTTGATGGTACAAACGATTGAACAAGCAATAAAAAATGAAAACAAACGCATAAAAACCCCAACGAAAATCAGACCGTTTGATGTGGGTTATCGAATAGTAAATAAACACGGTCAAGCGCTTGCCCTAAAAAACGGAGCAAGCATATTCGCTTTACCTTCGCTGGCCGAAAAAGCGATAAAGAAAGAGTTTAGTAAAAATGACCCAGACTTTGACATTGAAAAACATTTTGTCGAAGAGGTCGCTATTGTCAATTTAAGTAAATTTCATAGTTATTTTGAGGAGGTGGAGTGATGGATAATGAAGTCTTTGAAGAATTGAAAAAGCTTATGAGTTATTTTCCCGACTCATTTATAAACAGACAATTAGAACTTATTCTCATCCCAAAAACAAACACATACTTTTCTTTAAGAGCTTGTTTGACAAAGAATGATGTCATTTCAAAGGTACTAATGTGGTGTACTAGGGATATATCCAAAGCTAGACCTTATCAACAACAAAAGCGAAATATCGACTTTTATGTAGATAATCGCACACGTTTAGAAAAATATTTAGGTTCAAATATTAATGTAGATGTGGTTTATAATTGCTTAGGAAATGGAATTAACAAAGAACTCACATACAGATTTATCGAGAGTGGTTTTGATATGACTTTACTTTATAAGGAGATTACAGAATGAAACGATTCATAGCTATCTGGATCTTGCTGTCTGCTGGACTAAACATCTGGCAGATGGACAGGATTCGAGATTTGGAAGAGAAGAAGCCGATGGTTATCTACAAGGCTGACAACGCAGGCGCAGAGATATTTGGTAAGGTTGTCGAGAAAGGACGGCATGGGAAGTTGTATACGGTGACTATCAGAGATTATGGAATTTTCGTGGTTACTAGAGAGCAATGGGATAAAGTCAGAATCGGAGATGAGGTAAGAATATGAATTATAAAGTAACAGTCAATGGAAAAGAAATCGAATACGGTGCACTAGTTGAAAAATCACATTTTTCAGACGAAGAATGGTCTGCCATCTATGCAGAAATTGCAGAACAAAATTACCCAGAAATTTTTAAAAACAGAAAATCAGATACTGCATTTATTGATACGCTTGGTGCCTTGACTTCACTAGAAGAACGATATGAAGCATTGCTTGAGCTATTACCTCAAGATCAGTTCTCTAAGGCTGGTACACATCCAAAATGGGTAGCTGATGCAGTGGCAGAGAACACGTTGAACAAAGAGGACACAGTGCAGGATATCACTGATATGATTGAGCGGTGTGATACATTTGATCAACTCAAAGAAGAGTTGAAAAGTTATTTTGAACTGGATTAGCAGTAAATTTGGAGGTAATGGATGACGAAGAAGAAAATAGAGCGCTTGTCAGTTATCCATCGCAGGGAAATCAATTGGCTCAAATGGTATTTTTTGAGGGATAAGAAAAATCCGAAAAGAACCATCCTTGAGCAAAAGATTATAGTTTCTCATATCAAAAATGATAGGCTTGAAGCTAAGTTTTTAAGCAATTTAAAAAAATCAACTGAAGATTTTATAGATGGATCTGATCCTAAATATTTGCGGGCAATAAAAGAGGTTTATGTTTACGAAAACATGAATGTTATTGGCGCTTGCCAAAAAATACTATTTTATAGCCCAACCCAAGCCTATGTATTACTTAATGCGTGGTTTAATGATTATTTTCGTGCGACTTACACAGAATTACTTGAAAACGCAATCTTAGATAAAGAACCGTAAAAAAACCAAAGCTTATGTATCTATAATCAAGATATGTAAGCTTTTTTTGAAAGGAGAGATATGGACAACTTACAAATCAAGTATGTGGATATAAAATCCGTTAAACCATATCACAAAAATGCTAGGCATAATGACGGAGAGGCGACGGAGAAAGTTGCTGCATCCATAAAAGCTTTTGGCTTTCAACAACCTATCCTAGTAGATGATAATAATGTCATTATTACAGGACATACTAGGCTCAAGGCTGCTATTTCCCTTGGGATTGACACAATACCTATCGCTCACGCTGTAAACCTAACAGATGAGCAGATAAAGGCTTACAGATTAGCAGATAATAGAGTTGCTGAGTACTCAACATGGGATGCAGAGCTTTTGAATGTTGAACTAGGTGAGTTTGAAACAATAGATATGAGCCAATTCGGGTTTGACTTATCCGTAACAGGTTTAGATTTTAGTACAGATCAAGAACAAGAGAAATCTGACATTGAGGAAGAAGATGCAGAGGACTTTCATAGAGACACAACCATAAACCAGTACAATCTTTTTCATTATGATGAAAGTAGAGTAGAGGGGTTTTATAACATGCCTATACTTGAGGGAGTGGATCATATACCTAAAGATTTTCAAGGTTTTAATTATGTTTTGAATAAACCAGATTACGGTTCATGTGTGCACTTCTTTTTAGATGATTATCAATTTGAACGGATTTGGCAAAGGCCAGACTTTTATATTGAAAAGCTGTTAGAGTTTGATAGCGCCTTAACTCCAGACTTTAGTCTATACCTTGATATGCCTATGGCTATGCAAGTATGGAACATCTACAGGTCGAGATTGATTGGTCAGATAATGCAAGATTACGGTATGACGGTTATTCCAACGGTGTCATGGTCAACTGAGGAGAGTTTTGCTTTTTGTTTTGATGGTTTGCCTCAAGATGCAACGCTAGCAATCAGTACAATAGGCGTTAAGCAAAACAAAGAGCAGTTGAAAATTTGGAAAAAGGGTGTAACAGAAATGATAAAACGCCTCAATCCTAAAAGAATTGTAGTATACGGTGGAAAAGTGGAATACGATTATAAAGATATAGAGGTTGTCTATTTTGAAAATGCAACCACGGAAAGGATGAAAAACAATGGGAGGTAGAGGAGCAAGAGTTTTTGATAGTAAAAATAATAAGGGCAGAAACAATATTTTTAAATCTAACAGTAACTCTAATTTGCCAACATCAACTGAAAAACTATCAAAGATTCAAATTTCATTGAGGAAAAAGAAATTTAAACATTATCAAAAATTGCGAGAACATTGGAAACAAATAGGTTCAAATTCAACTATAAACTATGATAAATCGGATAAACGAGTAACGAAAACACAAGGTGCTAATTATGTTACACGTCTGAGCAGATGGAGGCAACAGACGTATTTTAGAGATTTTAAACCAAACAACAAAAGTGCGATTTCAATAGAACATGGAACAATTAAGAAACGATGGTCTAAACATTTCAATGAAAATCATAATGCTAAATAATAGAAAGAGGTTTAAAAATGGGCGGACGTGGAGCGAAATTAAACTTGTCTGGTGTGCCTAAAAATAAACGAAAAGCTATTGCTAGTTATCAAAAGCAAATCAATAAACATTATGATAAAATAAAGATAGCTAAGGAAACCGGCAGAGACACAGAATATATAAATCACTGGGAGGCAGAGATAAGAGCCTTTAAAGGGAATATAAATAAGATAATAGACAGGAGGAATAGAAAATGATTGATCTTTATAATAAGTTGAATGAACGGATATATGAAAACTGCAAGATGTATTATGATAAATACTCAGAACAAGATGAGTTGACTAATGAACAATCTGGGATTATGGGTGGCCTTTACCAATCATTAAACATCGTTGCAAATGAATATCTTGTTAATAATGAAAATGACAATGCAAAATATAGAGACTTGCTAGACAAGATTGAAAAGTTATTAGGAATAGCGTAAAACATCCCCTTTTTTAACATATACAATGAAATCATAAGTATAAAATGCTTGTGATTTTTTTGTTTGAAAGGAGGGTGGAAATTGCCTAGAGATGGAACTAAAAATTTAACTCCTATGAACAAACGAAGTTTGGAGGAACAGAAAGAACTCCAAAGAAAAGGAGGTAAAGCATCTGGCATAGCAAGAAGAAAAAAAGCTGATCTAAAAAAAGCATTTGAAACCCTCTTATCTTTGGATGTGACGGATAGTAAAATCAAGAAACAACTTGAAGAAATGGGTATGGCTGGCAACAATGAGGCGTTACTGGCCTTTGCAACCTTTCAGCAAGCTGTAAAAGGCAATCAGAAAGCGACTGAGAACATAATCAAGCTGACAAATACTAAAGATAAATACGATATACAAGAACAGAAAGAGCGTATTAAAGCACTCAAGCATGAAAATAGAGAGCGTGCCGAAGCCGAGAAAGGCTCAAGTGAAACTATCGAGATAGTGGATGCATGGGCTGAAGATGTGAGGGGGGCAACAGATGACCTTTAATGTCCAGAAGAATATCAACCCTCATTTTAAATCGGTGTGGGTATCTAGATTACCTTACAATGTGCTAAAAGGTGGCCGGAACTCTTTTAAATCGTCTGTTATCGTGCTGAAGCTAGTCTATATGATGCTGAGGTATATCAGTGAGGCCGTCAGTCTGGAGATGGAGAGCCAGCTTTGCTTGCCCGCAAGGTACACA